GGTGATTGCATTATCGCCATCGGTAAAGCCAATATTTGCTGTTTGTACTTCACCGCTAACTAATAAATCCCCACCTACTGAGGCATCATCCGTAACTGTTAAATCGTCTTGTACTTTTAGATCCACTGTAGATAAACTAGCAAAAGCATCTACTACAGCAGCACCAGAACCCGCACCATCTAAATAAATTGCTTTAGTATCTCCTGGCGGAATAGTTACATTAGCACCACTACCTTGAGAAATAATTATATTTTGTGATCCACTTGTGCCGTTTTCTATAAACTGCATTCTGCTAATAGTGTTAGGTCCTATAGTAATAGTACAAGCCGAATCTAACGTACCCGTATATTTTAAATACATGGCTCTGCCAGGATCAGCTGCACCATCAGCTACAGTTGTAGTATGTGTATCAGCGTTAGTAGTAATTGCTTCCGTGCCGAAACTTAATGCTTCACCGATTAATTCTAAATTAGTATTAGTAACTGTACCCCAAGTACCACTAGCGTCACCAGTAGCCATTTCGTTTAATCTTAGATCGTTTACGTATGTGCTTGCCATTTATTTTGTTCTCAAATTTAATAGATTATATACTTTTTTTCCACAATAGTTAAGCTACATCTTCCCAATTTGCTGATTGTGTGTCACTTACAGAAGACCAACTTGGACTTTGTGTATCACTTACAGAAGACCAACTTGGGTCTTGGCTATCGTCTACTAGTCCCCATACAAGAACTAATGGTGTGTTTGTACTACCAACCACTCCAGTTGGTACAATATTTGCTTTAGCAATAATTGTAGTATCACCTACTGAACCTGTTAATTCTGTTAATGAATCTAACGTAATTTTTTCGTTATGGTGTACTGTTACTGAACCTGAAGCACTCGTAGCACTTAACCCAGCAACAGGTATGTTAGCTTCACCATCAACATCAACAGAAACTGCTCCTAATGTAGCTGTTACTCCTGGTAGTGTAGCTATAGCTTGTGCGTTTACACCAACACCAGAAACTGCACTTGTTGCGCTTTGTCCTGTTGGTACAAAATTAGCTTTTCCAACTGTAGCTGTGGTGCCTAAATTACTTGTTGCACTTTGCCCTGATAGTGTAGTGTTTGCTTCAGCATCAATAGATGGAGTACCTATAGCACTTGTAGATGATTGTCCTGAAAGTGTTAAATTTGCTTCTCCGTCTATACTAATTGAACCTGTCGATCCAGTGGCTACTAAAGTTGTAACTGTTATATTATTAGCACATGTTACACCAACAGTGCCTAGACCACTTGTAGCAGATAGTCCAGAAAGTGTAACAGGGTTAGGTTCACCCCAAGTGTTTGAACCCCAAGTGCCTCGACCCCAACCAGTGATCGCTGCCATTTAAGATTAAGCGATTCTAATAATCGCTGTGCTTGCTGCTGCTGCAGGAAAAACTATTGTAAAATCTCCAGCTGTTGATGTTTTATCTCCACCAAAATCAATAGTAGCAACTGATTTATTACTGTCTGAAGAATTGTAAATCATACATCCTCTAGCTGTAACAGTGGCAGTACCAAAAGTTAAATCAGCAAAATCAGTAAAACCTGTAGTTCCACCAGTAGTAGGATCTACTCTAGTTAATGTGCCTCCACCTGAAGAATAGTTAGTACCTGAAACTTGGTTAGTAGTTGTAAAAGCAGTAGTTGTTGCTCCTAAAGTAGCTGAACTTGTGTATAAAGCTAATTTAAAAGTGTCACCACCTGAATTTTTAAAATTATGCACTGCTTCAAGTAATTCTTTTTTAAAGCTAGTTGTTAATGTAGATGTAATTGCCATTACTTAATCTCCGTTAATAGTTTTGCTAAATCATCATGTCCTTGTTTTGTAAGAACATTTTTCATAGTGCATCTTTCACTATTGATTGCTTGTTTAATATGATAAAGTATTGTGGAATAAATAGCTAGTCTGTATGCTTCAGCCTGTTGTCGTATATGTCCTTGAGCATTTTCAGAAATACCACATATCTTATCTGTACATTTTTCTGCCCACCATTCTGGTGGATGTCCTCTGTAGTTCTGTGTTTCTACACCTATGTTTCCTATACTGCTTACAACTTGAATATCGTCCATTTAGTACCTTTTTGCTTCGGGTGGTGATTGTATAAGTTCAGCAGCATCGCGATGATCTTGCTCAATCGTTTCCTTATATTCGTTGTAACCTACTTGATAAAACTCATTTGTTTCTGGGTCTAACAAAATTAATGGTGGGTTATCTAATCTATGATAACCGTAAATTTTTTCCTTTAAGTCTAAGTTTGTATCTAATAAACCCGATCTTGGAGCAACACTTACCGTGATTCCTGCAGATATACATTTAGACAACCAAAACTCACAACAACTTCTTCCAGCTTCAGCAAAATGTAGATTGCCTTTATAGGTAAAATCAATACCAAACATATTTATTCTAGCGACTTTATTATAAAGAGCATAAGCTATAGCGAACGCTACAGTATTGTTTAAATAAACACTTCCTGTTTTTCTCACTACATCTAACAACGGGTATTCTACTAAATTACCACAACGTGGATCTAATTCGCACGTGTAGATAGGTCCAGGATGTTCTTTCAAAACTTTGCACATAATACCTGTTTGAGAACCCGCTGCATTGCTGTCTAAAAATCTACTGGCAGGATCTAACATAAAAACCCTATCAGCATGTGCTACTACTCCAGCCATTGCATTTATAGCCCAAACTTCATCGTACTCTTTACTATGGGTTATTGATAAATGAAAGTCTAATTGACTTTCCCCCATAGCAACTATAGCGATATTTTTCGCCTCGAGACTATTTTCTTCTATCACGACTGTGGTACTCTCCTCGCTTCATCGTATCTATTTTGATCTCTTGTCGACTTCCCTTCACCAAGATTTTTAAGTAATTGTATAGCTTCTTGAAATCGCTGTTCAAATAAAGGCATAGCATCATAATTTTTTAAATAAACCATAGCCTCTACTAACGATCCGTACAATAAAGTATTAGGAGCATTGGTGGATAACCATGTTGTTCCACTGTCTCCAGCAGCAGTTAGCGATGCTGGTTTATAAAAATAGTGTAGTTCGAACGTAAAATTTGTGTTCGGGGTAGGAGCTAAAATAAATGTATTATCATCGTATTCACCGTAGTATTTAGGTGTTCCTGTTGTACTTGCACTCGGTGTGTAGTCTCTCATAAAAGAAACATGTTTTAAGTCTAAGTAATTATAGTTATTACTAGAATCTATTAATGCTAGACTAAAAGACGATAAATAATCTGATGGTGTGCTTAAATAAGTATTAGATGCCGTAGCTGTACCAGTAACATTTTTTCTAAAATTATCTAATTGTACAGCTTTTAATATTCTTTCTTCCGTAGTTTTTATAAAGTCTGGTAGATGTGTAACAAAACTAGATTCTGTGCTTTCAGAATAGTCTTGTATTGCCGTTTTTAAAGTTGATAGTGTAAAGCTCATGTTTAACTTGTTGTAATTGTTACGGTGCCTAAACTAGCAGTTGTTTCATATCCAGAAAAACTCGAGCCAATCAGGTCATTTGTTATTAACATGTTAGGTGTGCTTGTCTTAACTACACCTAACCCCACGGTATTTTTAGTTTCTGGTCTAGGGTTTAGTAAAGATTCAGGATCTGCTACAAAACGTTTTGGTTCTAGTTGCGGGTGTTTAGAATCAAACATATCAGGACCCACTAAAAGTCCGTTCCACGTTCTTTTCATATCTTTTAATTTATACCTAAAACCCGATATATCACATATACCATAAGCGTTTTTTCCACTAGAATATGCCATCAGTATCTTATTCTCGGGGTTAAACTAATACTAGCCCTATCCCTGTCCTCTTCTGCTGCTCTGTTAAATGCTTCTTCGTACTCTATTTTTAAAATACTTGCTTTTTGTGGATTCTTTTTTAAAGCTATTTGATAAGCAAGACCTGTAGTCATGCAAGGAATAAATCTACTAGGCACTTCTTGGTCTTGTGCAGAAGCAGTGACGTCATCGATTCTAGAGATTCTATAACTAATAAATTGATAAGTCGTTCTATCGTCTGGTGTAGGATAAACATATAAAACAGGAGTTTCCTTGCGTTCAACGAAAAATTGTGAAGGTCTGCCTGTTGTTGTTTTATCAGGTAAGTTTAAATAGTCCGATCTACTAATACGTTCTATAGCAACATCACTAAACGTACTGCCTCCAACACTGTCAAATACCCTAACAATAGCTTCTAAGACATCTACATCATAACTATTTAAATTATACGAAGATGTCCCAGAAACTAAGGATAGTGTTACTTGGTCTATAGTCCAAAGGTTTATGCCTCTGTTTGCCCAATCAGCAAACATTATGTTTAGAGATCTTCTTGCAGTTTTGGCATCGTATGCTGTTCTAAGTTCTAGACCAGCAAGTTCATATGCTTCTTCAATTACTTGGGCTGTATCTAGACTAAATACTTTAGTGCCAGAAGTTGCCACAATTAGTACTCCTTAACTAACGTTAAGATTATAACATAAGTATCGCCACTAGAGTGACCTGCTGTTGTTAATTGAATATCACCAGTTTTACCACTAGCAGCTGCAGTATTCTGTATACCACCGAAGTCAGAAAAATCTAAATCTTCGCTTGTATCCGCATTTAAAGGTAAACATATTGTATCTGTAGTTGCGTCCCATAAAAGTTTAGCACTCATACCAGCTGTGACATAAGTTATTTTAAATAACTTGACACCTGTACAAGCAGCTTCATCTGAACTTCTATCATTTAAAGAACTTACATCAACTTTAGTTACAGCTGATTCTCCACTGCCATCCGATGTATTTGTTAATTGTAATACAGCTAATCGATCATTGTCAATTATTGTCGTTGACGTTACTGCGTCTGCCATAATTTACCTCCTATTATGCGTCAGCAAATGGTGTAACTATAGTGCCTGAACCTAAAATTATACCTTCTACTGCATATTTAGCAGAAGCCATAGCTGTTACTTTTACTATACTGCCTGCAAGTCCACCTTTAGTAGAACCGTTCATAGTAATAACATCATTAGATGCACCAGAAATAAAGGTTTTACCTGTTGAGTCATCCTTACCTGTGTATAATCCACCAACAAATTTGTCAGTACCATCAGTTAAAATATCCATATCCGTAGCTGCTGTTTCTACTACGAAGAAAAAAGTAGCTCCTAAATTATTTAATTGATTAGGATCTGTTGGATCAGTAGGTGATGTTGTTACTATACTAGGTAGAGTAAATTTACCGTCTGCATCATTAGTTGTTAAAATTTTACCTGCATGTGCAGCTACCGTAAGTGTAGTATCTGCTGTTAAACTAACTACAGCTGTACTACCTGCTGATATGAATCCAGCAAGTGATTTTACTGGTCCACTAAAAGTTGATTTTGCCATAATTTCCTCCATTGGAAATAAGTTTTATAGTCTTGGCTTGTCTGCTAGGGCAGTCTATAAAACAATTAAAAATATCCTAGAAGTAAATTCTATATTAGTTCTGGACAAAAAGAAAGGGAGCCGAAGCTCCCTTTCCTGTTTCGCCTTATGTGAAACGAAATTATGCTCCAGGAGAGCCATAAATTCCACGCCAGTCTGAGAAACCAAAAGAATATCTTTCTCTTGCTTTATATCTCATGTTTCCAGTTTCGAAGTCACCTTCCATTCCAGTAGACATTGCAGCTCTTACGAAATGCTTTAGTCCATTTGGTGCGTCAGTTTTAATAAAAAACGCATCAGTATCTGTTAAGAAGTGATTGACTGTATAACCCTCAGGAAGTGCGCTCATGTTTCTCAACGAATTAATATCGTTGTCAGAAGTCGCAACTCTTCCAGGAGTGTTTAATAGTCTATCAGCTACGAATTGAAGTGCTGGTGGAACGATTAACTTTCTAGCTTGAACATTTACTTTCAAACCACGTTCATCTTTAAATGCAGCAATTTCTATCATTGCATTTTCTAATGAAGTTTCGTTCAGGTCAGCAGCTGTGCTTGGTTCATTTGACTGATCACCACCTGTTAAAATTGGGTGGTCAGTAGTCATTAATGGTTTACCATCTCCTCCAGGGAAGGAAGTAGAAAATCCATTGTTTAGAACATTTGCAGCTTTTACTTGTTTCGTTTGACTCATAGATCTAGCCAACGCTTTAGTGTATCTAGCTGAGATGCTGTCGTATAGATTATCCTCTATTGCTTCTTCAGTGATAGCAAAAGCTAATGCTACAGTTTCGTGTGAATATCTAGCTGTAAAAGTTTCTTGCGCATAGTCATATGTGACTGCTGCACCTTCACCTTTTACAGGAGCTTCACCAAAACCTGATAGCATAACTTCTTCTTCAAACGCTCTGTCTGAATTTTCTGTATCGAAAATTTCAGCATGTTCGTTTTCATATCTATCATACTCAAGTCCAAATAGAGCATTTAATCCAGGCTCAAGTTCTGCTACTAATTGTGCTCTGTTAATTGCCATTGTTAAGTACCTCTATTATGAGTTGCCGAATACAGAAGCAGGGAACGTTACATACACTCTAGCGTATTGTCCAATAGAATTTGAAGGTTTTTTCGGAAAACCTACTACTGTCGCAATACCACTAGAAGTTGTAGTTGTTACACCTTCTTTTGATCGACCTGTGTTAGAATCACCTGCAGTTGTCGAAATTGTATTAGTTGTACCAATAGATGCTTGTGTAGGAGTACCAGTAGACTGAGCCTCGTAAACAATATCTGGGTCAACATATACAAACGCTTTCGCATTTGCAGCACCAAGGGTTACTGTATCAGCAGTCCAAACCTTAGAAAAGATTTTTTCTCCTGATGTATTAGTAAATTCCACCCCATAAAATACGCCAAGTGGTGTACCAGTCGCAGTGCCTTGTATAACTAAGCCACTTGATAGATTTACAACGTCACCTGAAAATATGCTTGCGTTAGTTCCGCTTGCTATTTCAAATTCTGCAGGTCTGATTGTACCACCAGACATATGATATGCTGGAGTGAAACCATCTGGGTCATTTACATTTGCCATGTTATTTCACCTTTATATAAAATATGTTGTTATTAAGTCTTAAATACAATTTAAGACCCCTTTCCGAAAGTAATCTTAGATGATCTTTGAGGTTTGCTCATAGGCATCGCAGGATCGCTTTCTCTCATTAAGTCTGAATCTACAGCACGCATCGCGTCTGCGGTGAGACCGTCATAGTACTCTTTCCGTTCATTTACTGTTTCTTCAGGAATCCTTGCTAAAATCAACCCACCTACGCCAATTACACCTGCATGTAATCCATCTTGTATAGTTGGAGCATCAAAATCAGGGTACTCTTCTGCACGTACAGGTTCAAAACCTTCACGTACTCGCTTAGACACATTAGACTTATCGTCTTGTCCAAGTACAGATTCCCTAATCCAACGATGCTTAAACCCAGTTGGAGCTGGAGGTGCATCTAATGCAGAGGGTGGTTTCCAAGGTGTTCTGCGAGATACTTTATCTCGAGATGATGCAGATCGGGAGGTACGATCTGTACTAACAGATGTTTCTACTGTTTTATTTGTATTTTTTTCTGTCATGTTTTTACTCCGTTATTGTTTAACATATTTAGCATACTCTTCAAGAGGCACACCAAGTTTTTTCGCTATTGCTACTTGACTCTGTGTGAGTTTTATACTTTTACTGCGTGCTTTATTATTTCTAGCTTGTCTCGAGGGACTTGCGACTCTCTGCACGGGAGAGTCTGAAACTTGTTCATTAGCATTATAGTTGTTAGAACCAAATTTGGAAAGTCTTTTGTCCAACTCTGTATAGTATTCATCAGTTGTGCCATCATAACCTTCTTCCATTAATTCTCTGTGTATACCAAAAGATGCAAAAGTTAAAGCTTGATCTTGTCCAAACCATTCATTCTTTTTTGCCCAAGCTTGAGCTTTTTCATCTGGTACAACTTGTTGTTCTGGTTGTGGTTGAGGAGAAACAACTTGATTAGATTCATTTTCATTATCTTTATCTTTAGTTTTCTTTTGTTCACTTACACGTCTTAAACTTTCAGCTTCTACTGACAAACGAGATAATTTTTCATTAGCTGCGACTATTTTATCTGTGTCACCACTTTCAAAAGCAACTTTATACTCAGCTTTAGCTGATTCAAGTTCTGTATTAACTCTATTGTCATATTCTGTGAACATAGCTGTGTTCGCAGAGTCTGCTTTTACTTTTAAAGAACTGTTTTCTTCTTGTACTTTTTTTGCCCAAGCAAGAGCTTCAGCATTCTGTCTTTCAGATTCCCGAAGTTTATAAGTAAGTTTATTAATTCGTTTTTGTACTGAGTCACTGTATTCTTCTGTTTCAGTTTTATCTTCTTCAGAAGTGCTAGACTTATCGTCAGCTTCTACAATTACTTCATTTTCAGTATTGTCATCTTTTTCTTCAGAAGGTATTTCGACTTCTACAGCCTCTTCAATCACTTCTTCTGTTTCTGTTGCAAGCGTTTCTTCTTGTTGCATGGTTTCCTCCATGTTGGTTAAGGTTAATAGTCTACTGCTTCTGGATCAGGAATACTAGCTAAAATTTCATCATCGTTTAAAATACGCAGTTCACCACCATCTATTTTAAACCTTGCACCAGCATATCTGCCAAATAACACCCACTCTCCAGCTTTACACCACGGTCCTTCTGGAAATTTATTTAAATCTTTATAAGCGTCTGGACCAACAGCAACGACATAACCAACAACAGAACTTATACTGTCTCTATCAACAGTTTCTTGTACTAATTGTATGCCTCCATCAGTTACAGGAGCTCTTCCTCTTGGTAAGATTAAAATTCTATATCCTGTTGGTTTAGGTAAAATCTCTAATTGAGATGCAATTTCTTCTTCGGTTTTTTGTTTTGCTATAGGTTGAGTTTCTTTTTCCTCGCCTTTATCAAAATTTAATACTATGTCGGGAGTTACATTTTTATCAGTCATCTACTTCTTTCTCCATATTTTTTTGCAGGTCTATTATTTCTTGTTCGGCAGAGCGAAGACCTGTTATCTCTCCAACGACACGTTGATATTGTTCATAATTAGAAACACCCCCCGAAGCAAGGGTTTCTTCTAAACTAGCAATACGTTCTCTGTATTTTTTAAGTAAAAACTCTACAACCTTTATGTAGTCCACTATGCGTATTTAGTTTTCTTTCTACGATCAGGCATAACCATACCACATCCTCTGTGATACAGCCCACCTTTTGCAGCTTTTGCAACTTTTTTACTCTTTTTACCTAATAAATCTGAATCAGCTTTTCTTGCACCACCTTTTCCTGTAGCAAAACTTCTTACTCTACCACAACCCCAACTATGAGAACTTTGTCCAGGACGAGAGCCAGAACTAAAGTATGCACCTTGACCACGTTTATAAACTTTGTTTAGTGTTGCTGTAGATTTACCACTACTTTTTGCGTACTTCTTTACGCATGCTGGTGTTGCCATTCTTTTTCCTTTTTTTGTTTTTTCCGCCTTTAGTAACGGACATTTTAATACTTGATCTATTTATCATACTATAGTTTTATCTCATTTACGCTCTTTTTTTCTTTTTCCTATCTTTAGCTCTAGAACGCTCTACTGCTGCAAAATCAGCTGCAGTCATTTTACCTGAAGCGTACTTTTTTTGAGTTCTAAGGATTTCCCTTTCTCTAGCTTTTGGATTTTTAGCACCTTTTACATAAACTTGAGGTACTCCTTTTTTCGTCTTTTTGACTTTTTTAAATTTTCTAGTCGCCATCGTATAAATTATTAAATGTTATAGCAGGGTCTAGATAAGTATCATGACCTTCTGCTGAGTGTAAATGTTGTGAAGGTAAGAAATCAGGTGCACCTTCCCCTGTAACCCAGAGTGCTGGGCTAGTAGCACGTACTCTATTGTTAGGTAATGCTATAAAATTACCTTTCCACTTACAATCTTCTGTAATATAGAGTACGTGTGATTGTTTATGTTGTGCTGGATCATCAGCGATATCAGAATCAGTATAGTCTACTGTAAACATGTATTTTCCAATATACCACTCTCCACCAATTTTGCATTTCCAAGGTGAACTGCTTACTCTATCCATCACTATTACACTGTGGTTTCTAGATTCGCAATCCCAAGGTTGTACTAAATGATCTTCCATTGGTTCTCCCCATTTTTTAAGAGGAATATCTGCAATTAATGCTTCTATAGGCATACGTGCCCACATCGCACCACCATGAATATTTTTATCACCATAACCTAGTTGGTTTTCGCATCCTGTAAAAACAACTTGAAAACTAAGCGATCTATCTGGTATAGTATTTACAGCTATAGCTAAAGCATGTAAATATTCTCCGTGGTATTTTAAATGGTTTACAGTAAATTCTCTCCTCACCCAACACGGAAAGTGTGGGATATTACTGATTAGATAAGACACTAATTATATCTTTTAGATAGTTTAGCAAGATCTTTAGATGTCAAACCTTGGCGTTTTAGATAAGCTTCAGCTAAATCTAATTTTTTAGACTTAGGTTTACCTTTCATCATGCCACCTTTAGCCATGCCTTTGGTTTTCTTCATCATGCCACCTTTAGCCATGCCTTTGGTTTTCTTCATCATGCCACCTTTAGCCATGCCCTTAGTTTTTTTATACATAACTACCTCCTTTTAGTAGTTCGTTTAGCTTGTTTAAAGTTTTGTCTCGTAGGAGCTTCC